CTCAATCCCTTTGGCTATTTTAACTGGATTAGCCATTATTTAATCCCCAAGTAATCTGTTCCAGAGCAATAAATCTCCTACTGAGCCTTCTTCAAGTCCGGGTTCTTCGAGAACTTCGTCAAAACCTTCAGCGGCTATTGGTCCCAAAAGAGCACCAGCTCCGGCTCCCATGCCTGTTGCATCTAGGGCTTCTTCGATAGCGCCTTCTGGAGATCGAAATTCTTCTTTGGTAATCCAATCAGGCAACTTTCCTTCTCTTGCTAAACCTTCCATTTCCGCGCCGGCTATAAAGCCTGCGCCTACGCCTATTGGAATCCCCATTTTTTTGAAAACTGCTTTAACTATTTGCGCCGTTGGGACGCTTGCATATGCTGCAGGGGGAACTTGATGGAGCATTGATTGAATTTCATCTAAAGCTCCCATTTTTGTCTTTGATGGAAGATCCATTCTCATAAGGGAATTTTCAGCCGTTGCGAGGGCTTTCGTTCTCCCTTCAAGTGCTAATCTATCAGCACGTGCCTTAGATAATAGTCCTAGTCTATCCTTTTTGGCTTGGTCTTCTAGTGCTCGTCTCTCCTCTCTTGCAACAATTTCTTCCGGAGTCAGTCGACGGTTGACCTTGGGCTTTTTTCTTCTAAAAAGAGAGGCAAGACCTTTAGCTGCTGTAACTGGCCAAGGCATTAGAATATTCCACGAAACTTGAAGCCTCTTTCGGCGATACCTTTTCCTCTTGATGTACCTTTACCAGCTCCGGGCTTTGGTCCCTTGGATGTTGCCATCTTTTTCTGCTTGGCATAAGGAACAAATCCTTGGTCCTTGATCACTTCACCTTTTTTATCCGCCATTTTGTCCTCCCAATTAATAATATTCTTTAGCTCTGCGAGGTTCATTAACCTGCATATCGTAATCCGATTCTAACCCAATAAAGCCTCCCTGTCGATAACGCATCAGCGCTTGCGTAGTGGAATCCACCAAATCATCGTAGTCTCCAAAAGGAAAGGCTGCGCATTCTTCGACCAACTCATCTGCCCAACGGGTTTCTGGTACATATACCATACCAGATTCCAACATGGGTGCTACTGCATTTACCCGTGCAATTTGATCAGGTCCTTTGCCCGTTGAATAATTCACTACAGGAATTCCCGCTTGGCGCAATTCGTCGGTTAGCGGTAAGCCCGATGCCTTGGCTTCAACGATGATGGTATCTGGATCCCAGTAGGTATATTGTTCGTATGCAACCCGCTTTAGTTCAGGAAAATCCCAGCGTCCTTTCTTTACATCCAGCAACAGCAGTGCCGGTCTTTGCGAATCTTCATCAGGATAAAACACGCACCATGTGGTAATAGCCGAATAATCAGAAGTTTCCTTTTTGGTGTAAGCAGTATCGTAAGACTGAATCACATAATGCATTTTTGGCACTTCTTCCTTTTTCCAAGTTTGCCACCATTCCCTTTTTAAAATAGCGCCTTCTTCCGAAGTCGGAGCCTGCATCCATTGCGCAGACCATTTTGCTACAGGCAACGAAGCTTTTACTCCTTGTAGTTCAGCTACGCTCCAGTATTCGGGCCACAGGGCATTTCCACTGTCTGGGAAAATAGCTGGAAATTCGACTATTTCCCATTTGTCTGCGTGTTCTTCCACTTGTTTTGCTAACAGTCTTCCTGTTAAGTCCTTGGTCGACCATCGGGTCATCACTACGACAATGGCTCCTCCCGGCTGTAGTCTTTGCCGTGGTCCAGAGCTGTAGTAATCCCATGCATTGTCCAAGGCCGTGGGACTCAAAGCGTCTTGCTCTGAGTGAATATCGTCAAGTACAAGGAGATCGGCTCCCCGACCAGTGACTGCACCGCCAATACCAGTATAGAAAGCTTCTCCTCCGGCATTGGTTTCCCATCGCCCTGCTGATTTACTGTCTGCTTTTAGTTTTGATCCGGGAAATACCAGCTGGTATTCGGGAGAATCAATAATATCTCTGACCTTACGACCAAAGCGAAAAGCAAGTTCGGCTGTATGGGTAACTTGTATTACTTTTAATTTGGGGTTATTGCCAAGAATCCATGAAGGAAAGAAGACTGAAGCAAATTCACTTTTAGTATGTCTCGGTGGCATGTTGACAATGAGCCTTTTTAGGTCTCCAGTAGCCACTCTTTCGAGCTTTTCTGCAAATATCTGGTGATGGCGACCTTCAATAAAGTCGGGCCATATGTGCTTTATATAGTGTAAAAAGCTCTCTTTTCCTTTTCTCTGGAGCTGTTTTGCACTCAAAGCCTCTGTTAATTCATATAATTCTTTTGTAGCATCAGGGTATTGCTCGGCTAAACGCTCCAGATTGATATCGTAAGCACTATTCGTCATTTACACAACTCCTTATTATGCGTGATGTTTTTACACCACCAATAGAATTCACTGTCTCCCAAGGTGTGTTTCATTACATTTACCCGCTGTGACACCAATTGTATATTACCAATTATATACCCTTTGTTTGGGTCTTTCCTATCAATACTGACATTAAAGTCCTGTCTTCCTTCTCCTGCTTGCCATGTTAAAAACACCCCGGATAACGCACATTTGCCCTCTTGTTTGTCCCAAAGCGTTTCCACATACTCACAAGTTATTTCCCAGTCAAAATCTTTTCTTGAATATTTTAAGCTGCGAAACAATCCTTTTATATAGAGGTAAGGAGAAGAACTTTTGTTGTCGATTATCTGAGCGGATCTACATTCCTTGCAAACATTCCGTGTGGATCTGAACCCTTCCAAGGGAAGCTCCCTTAGACAAGTTACACAGACCTTGGATTTTTTCATATATATATAATTTTTCCACGGACAAGGGACTCCTAACCTTTTTTATTGTGCAAGGGGGGTATCGGTTTGTCAAAGTTTCTGGATATTCTGTGCTCGTCTGTTTCTTTCTCTTTAGACAAAATATACAAGCAACACATAAGGGGGGGTTGGGCCTCTTATTCAAGTGAAAAGGAAATAGGTCAGCCAATAAGTAGCCCAACCCCCCCTTATGTGTTGCTTGTGGGCGGAGCGCAGAGCCAAGATGGAAAGTTATAGAAAGAGTAGAGTAGTCTCAGACAGAAAAGACAAGCAAGCAGATCAATGAGTTGTTCCTAGTAATAATCTATTTACTAAAAGGATCTAGGAACAACTATATGTCATTGATCTGCTTGCTTGTCTAGGAAAAGTTTAGCGAGGCGGAGAGCCAAGATGGAAAGTTATAGAAAGAGTAGGGTAGTTTCAGAGAGGAAAGACAAGCAAGCAAACCAATGATGTGTCATTGGTTTGCTTGCTTGTCTAGGAAAAGTTAAAAGTTTAGTGAAGTAAAGGATTTACCAAAGCGTCGTTTTTGCATACCTTTGTTGGCTCTGTATATTGCAACTCCTCTACTAGTAATCTTCCAATAACTAGGTAATAGAACAGATCGAAACCGATACTCCCAATCGATAGTATCGGTTCTCATGTCATGGTCAAAGAACAGTTGGTCTTTTGTGTGTTGTGGTAAATGTAAAGGCATTTCGTTTTCCTCTAAAAGAAAGGACAACTTGCGTTGTCCTTTCTCGGAGGTGCGTTAGTCCATCCTCCAAAAGATATAGATGGTGAATCCCAACGCAATGACACAAAAGAGTGCAAGATAAGAATAAAGCATAATTGGATCAAACATTACTCTACCCTCCATATCCTATAGGCAACTCGTCCATCCTTTAAAAGCATCTTCCTTTGGGATATTCTCATAATAGATCCTTTAAATCTTTTCTGAGCATGGACAAAACTTCTCAATGCTCTGATTTTTCTGTCAAGCTCGATGTTATGACACTCTGCTATACCAACACTCTCTAACACGAATGAGTCACCTACATCCATTGCATTAAGAATACCGTCAGACCACGGAGAGGGTTCTCCGTCTTGTCTAAAAGACCATGGATTATGTTTAGGAAGCGGAACGTTTTTTTCTATTTTAATTTTCATTTGATTTCCTCAAATAAAGGGGGGATACCGAAGTATCCCCCATTGTATTCAATTGCCAAAGGGCAATCGTCCTTGATCGGTGAGCATTTCCTCACCCGTGTAAACATGAGATATTGCTTGTCGAACTGTGTCCAACACATGTTGTTCTTCAACAGTAATATCACCTTGTTTTTTGTTTGCCAACAGTTGCATCAACGTCATTATCAGTCTAGCGTCATCATCGTCAACGTTGGCTGATACTGCCATGATTGGTACAGTTGGTGTGGTTACATTATTTGGCATAATTATGTCCTCCTATGGTTATTTATAATGTATCTATAAGACTATACTAGTATGCATCATATGTCAAATATATTTATATCCCTCCCATATCACTTGATGTTGACTTTGACGACCGCTGCGAATGGGGAAGCAGGGCCTTTCAGACAGAAAAGACAAGCAAGCAGAC